TGTTGCAAGATTAGCAGAAAGTTTATTAATGCCTAAAATAGTTGAAGCTATTTATGGCTCAGATCCTTACGGAACACAATCTTTACAATTTGCACAACAAGGTTTAAGACCAGCTGTAAATCCTTTACAAAATAATGAATATATAAAAGGGTCAACCGTCGCACCTCCACAATTTCCTAATTTAGAAAAATTTGTAGGTGCTCAACGTGCAATGTTTGGTGGAAAAATAGGGATGAAAAATGGCGGACCTAAACCTGACGAAATAAGAGTAAGACCTGACGGAGAAATCAGAGGTCCAGGAACACCCACAAGCGACGATATACCTGTTTATTTAAGCGATCAAGAATATGTTTTACCTAAAGTTATGGTAGATTATTTAGGTAACGGAAGTTACGATAAGGGTATTGCTGCTTTAGAAGAAATAAGGACAAAATTAGTATAATGGCTGTAGAATCACAACAACAAATATTAACCCCTAATAGGTTAGTACAAGACTTTTTAGCTGGAAGCGGTGCAGGTATTCCTGGATTATTCCCATTATTAAACCAACAATTAGTTTCACAACTTTCACAACTTGGTTTACCTGATAGTAGTCCTTTTACTTATACAGGTCAACGTATTGCAGGCTTTACACCTCAAGAACAAAGAGCTTTTCAATTAGGTGAACAAGCTATCGGTTCATATTTACCGTTTTTACAAAGAGGTGCAGGTCTGACCGAACAAGCGGCTTCTGAGCTTATGCAAACAGGAGCTCAAGGTAGAGAACAAATAGCTAGAGGTTTAAGTGGTGCTGAGGGTGCTCTTACAAGAGGTATATCAGGGTTAGAAAGTTCATTAGTCCCTGAATTAGCGCAATACTCTGCAGCAGAAAGTGCCGCACGACAAGGCGCAGCAGACGTGGGTCGTGGTGTTAGAGAAGCACAAGCAGGATTTAGAGGATTAGCAGGAACACAAGCTCCTTTTATTTCATCCGCATTAGGTGGTTTAGGTGAAGCTGGATTAGCAGGTTTATTATCTACACAAGCTTTTGATCCTAGTTCTACAAGTTCGTTTTATAATCCTTACGAAGAAGCTGTAGTCCAACAAACATTAAGAGATGTTAGTGAGGGGTTAGCTCAATCTGATATTGCTAATAGAGCTCAACAAGTTAGAAGTGGTGCGTTTGGTGGTTCAAGAGGAAGATTAGTTTCTGAAGAATTAGCTAGACAAGCTGCTAGAGGTGCTGCAGAAAGAATAGGTGGTATAAGAGCCGCAGGATTTGGTCAAGCACAACAAGCAGCACAACAAGCTTTTGAAGCACAACAAGCACGACAAGCGAATCAAGCTAGGTTGTTATCACAACTAGCAGGACAAACAGGTGCTTTAGGACAACAAGCATTAGCAGGACAACAAGCTGGGTTACAAGGATTATTAGGAGCAACACAATTAGGTGGTGCGCAGCAATCACAACTAGCACAACAATTAGGCACACTTGGTCAAGCTGCTGGAACTGCAGGGCGACAAGTCGGTTTAGGTATAGGACAACTAGGTGGTCAATTAGGCACATTAGGAATTGGTGCTGGAAGATATACAGGACAACTCGGTTCACAATTAGCGTCTGGATTAGGAAACTTAGGTAGACAACAACTAGGTATTGCTAGTGCACTTCCAGGATTACAAAGAGCAGACGTTCAATTATTAGGTAATATTGGTAGCACTCAACGTGGTATGCAACAAGCAGGACTTGATTTAGATTACCAAAACTTTGTAGGTCAATATAACTTACCTATGCAAACTTTATCTAATGTTGCAGGAATATTTGGTGGCTTAGCTCCACTAGCAGGATCTACAACATCAGTACAACCGCTTAATCCACAAAGTGCTTACTTCGGTGCTGGATTAGCTGGAGGTTATGTTTAATGGCATTAACATTAGAAGAACTTGAAAAACAAATAAGGTCAAGTGGTGGTTTATTTCCACTAGACGCTTATTCACAGATAGCTAGTGGTACTGATCCGCTAAGTAGAAGAGCCGCTAGTGTTATGGGGGGTGGTATACCCTCTGTGCAATTACAAGGTGCGCCACAAGTTGCTGCTGGAGAAGTATTAGATGTATCAGGTGCATTACCTCAAAGTGGATTACAAACTCCTAATATACCAACAGGAACTAGTCAACCTAGTGGATCAAGATTAGATGAACTTATGGCTAGTGCTGAAGGTGCAGGTGGAGGTTTAGGGGTTTCTGATTTACTAGGTGCTATTAATTTAGATAATTTAAATTTAGGAAATATTGACGATATAACAAACGCTATCGTAGATCAACAATATCCTGGATTACCTTCTAATGAAAAAAGTCAAGTAGGTAGATTAATCTCAGACCTTATAGCTGCTGGTCAAGATCCACAATTTCAAGCTGGTTATATAAATGCTAAAAAGACACGAGCTGAATTAAATAAACAAAAAACAATACAATATCAACAAGCAAAAGCTGCATCTAAAGATAAAATTTATGGTAAATTACTAGACTTTGTTTTAAGAGAGGATAAAGATAGTGGAGCTAAATCTAAAATAGTAAATGTTTTTAGACCAGATATAATCGATGGGGGTGGTTCAGTTGATCAAGCAACTCAAAACGCTAGAGTTAGAACTACAGAAAGTGGTGATGAAATCTTAGAAGTAGTTGTAGGTCAAAATGAAGACGGTTCTAATATATATGAAGTAGCTCCTGCAGAAACTGTAATTATTAACAATCCAGGACAATTAAGCACTTTAAGACAAGGTGCTCAAGGTAAAATAGATAACGACGATTATAATAAATCATTACAAAGTAGTACAAGAAAAGTAGCTGCTGCTGGAAATATATTAACACCTGTAAATCAGATGTTAGATATTTTACAAGGTGTAAATACACCAGCAGACGTGGCAAATGTAACAGGTTCGTTAATTAATGCTATTGGTAGATTTAAAACTAACATAGATGATGCTTCTAATAAATTATTAGGTACATTAGATGACGATCAAAAGAAAGTTTTAAATAATACAAATAAATTATTTACTAATTTAGGAGCAGATAATCAAACTACATCAGCTAACGGTTTAGAAAGCGCAGTTGATGAAAATGGTGACCCTATTGGTTTTAAATGGTCGGAGCTAGGTTCTGCAGTTGCAGATAATGCAGTATATAAAGCCTTATTTTTAGAATTAGCTTATTATTCATTATTATTAAAAGGACAAGAAAGTAGGGCAGTTTCTGATAAAGATATTATTAACGCATTAAGGACTATAGGTGGTGATGCATCTACCCCACAAGCAGCAATGAGAACTATTATTAATTTCGCTGCTAAATCTTTTGATGCAAACGAAAGAGAATCAAGAGCAGAGGGTAATATTTATAAATCAAGATCATATGCAAAAATGAGAGAACAACTTGATTTAACGCCTGACGTTATTGAACAAGAATTTAAAGGTGCTGTAAGTACCTTTTTAGACCCTAATAATGTAGATCACGAAGAATTTAAAAGATTTTTAAATTACGCAGCCCAATATGGTTCAAGTATGAACAACGTTGCTGGACCTTATGAACTATATTTATTGAAATATTTACAAGATACTCCTCCTACTAAAGATACAGCTACACCTCAACCAGACCCTGAAGAAAAATCAGCTGAACAAATAGCTAGGGATGCATTTAGCGCAGCAGGTATTAAACTAGGAATAGATTAAAATGGCTGAGCCGATAACTCTTTTAAATCAACAAGATTTAAATATAGTAGAAAGTATTAATAATTTATCAGATGAAGAGAAAAATAAATTATTTACTGAAAATCCAGCTGCAAAAGATTATTACGACAATTTAATTAAAAGAGTTGAAGCTCCTCGAACACCTGTAGATTACGACCCTACAACATTCCAAAGTTCATTACAAACAACAGGTAAAGGATTAAAAGGACTAGCTGATATTGCAGAAAAAGCAAAAGAAAAACTTCCAAACATAAATTTAACACCTTTTCTTAAAACAGATACGATATTAGACGCATATAAAAACATCAGTAGACCTTTAGGACAATGGTTAGACGATGAAGAAAAACTTCAAGCGGCAGCTAATATTGGACTCGATGTAAATTCAACTGGCGCTGATATTATTACTAGAGTTAAATCAGGTTTTGGGTCTAGGCAACTATCTTTTGAAGATAGTAAAAAATTATTAACCGATCAATTAGGTAAAGCTCCCTATTATGTAGAAGATATAGAGGGTGTAGGTACAGTTTTTCAAGCTAATAAAGGAGATCGTTTAGTAGCTTTTAATCGTCCAGGAGCTGATGCAGGTGATATAGCAGAGTTTATAGCAGAAGAAGCATTACCACTTGGTCTTGATATAACCGCTCAAGTAATAGCAACTAAAACATTAAAAAACTTACCTGTAGGTGTTGTACAAAATATTACTAGAGGCACAGCAACAGCTGGTGCATCAGGTATAGCAACTTATCTTGGAGAATTAACAAAATTAGCAGCAGGACAACAATTTTTTGGTTTAAACGAAGGTACTAGTTACATTGATTTGATGAAAGAATCTATCGAACCTGCATTGTTTGCAGGTGCTGGTACAGGTGTGTTTAATTCTTTAGCGTTTATAGGTCGAGGAGTTTATAGAGCTATCAAGGGTGAAAAGATGCCTAACGATGTTATAAATCAGATGAATGAGATGCTTCAAAATGCTAAGAAAGAAGCTAACTCTACTTTAAAACCTAATGATATACCAAACTTCAAACCTACTTTAGGACAAAAATATAAATCACCTGAACTTTTGGCTTTAGAAGATGCATTTATGAGGGTTCCAGGAGTTGACCCTAATGTAAGTCGTGCTTATTTACAAAATTTAAAAGATAACGAAGAAGCATTAGTAGATTTCGCTACAAAATTATCACAAGAATACGGAGAAGAATTTGGTGAACAAGCAATCGAAGTTTTCGGTAGAAACTTTAAAGCAGCCGCAGGTGATAAAAAACAAGCTATTTTAGATAGAGTAGGTAGAAATTTAAAATTAAATCAACAAATAGCTGGAACTACTATAAAACAACTTCCTGGATATCAAGGTGCTGCGGGTGATTTAGGTATTGGTTTATATAAAGACCTACCTGAAGAAGGGGGTACTTATTTATCAAACTTAATAAAACAAAACTTAGATGCACAAGACGCTTTATATGAAACTGTAAAACAAAGCACTAGTGTTTATCCTGCTACTTTGACTAAAACGAGAAATACATTAAGCGAGCTAATTGAAAGCGAAAGCCCTACTTCTTTATTTAAAGCTCTAGATGATCCATCTTTTGCAAAAAGGTTATTTGGTGAAGATGATACTGCATCTAAAGATTTATTATTAAGATTAGCTAATAAAGACGCTCAAGGTAAATTTACCACACCTTTAAGTTTAGGTGAATTATACGAAACAAGAAAAGTTTTAAACTTAATTAGAGGTGGTAAAAAAGATATAGATTTAAATCCTAAAGAAGTTACTAAACTTATTAAGTCAGTAGATCAAGATATACAAGCTTCATTAAATAAAGCGGACTTAAAAGGGGAAAAAGTAGTATTAGGTAATGATCAACTATCTCCATCAGAAGCTTGGAACTTTGCTAAAAATGAATACACTAAAGCTAATCAATTAGCACGTAAACAATTTATAGGTGATTTAAAACAAGGAAAAATACTACCCTCTGAGTTATTCGATGTAACCATGAGTAAAAGTGTTAAAGGTGCAAGAACTAACGAATATTTTGATGATCTTTTTGAAGTATTAGAACTAGGGGATGACGCATTAATAACAGATTTAAGGTTTGCTTTTGGTGAAAGATTAAAAAATGAAATAGCTAGACAAAAACCTTCTGCTAGACCAGCAGCTATTAAAGAATTTTTAGATAACCACAGCGGTATATTTAAAAGACTATACCCAACTAAACAAGACCAAAAAATATTTAGGGTAGCTGCTAGAGATTTAGACAATGTTGCAAAAGCTAAAGTTAGTTATCAAGAAGCAGTCGAAAAAATTAATAATAGATTTGATAGATTCTTAGGACCAGAGGATGATGTCATAACTAATATTTATAATATATTTAAAGGAACACCAGACGAAAGTAAATTATTATTAAATGGTAGAAGAAGGCAACTAAATAAAATATTAAGAACTTCACCTGAATTACAAAATCAATTTAGGTTTCATTTACAAAAAATATTACTTAATGATATAACTACAAAAGATCCTTTTTATGGCAAGATAATTGATCTTGATAGTTTAATTAAAACTATAGATGATCCTAACTTTGAAAAATCTTACGGTATATTTTTCGACACAAAATATATTAATAATTTAAAGAAATTAGCAGAAACAGCACAATTTAGTAATAAAAGAATAAATTCTAAAATCCCACGAGAAAATGCACAAAATGCTAAAGATATTGTTAGACAGTTAACAATGCCTGAGTCATTAGGTCAAAGAGCATCTCAATTTATATTTGGACCCCTTAATAGATTTAGTGTTAGGTTTAGATTATTTGATAAAAATCAGGCAGAAAGGGCTTTTGATAATTTAACAAGAATGATCACAGATGAAGATGTTTTAGAAAGTTTTATTGAAAATAGATACAAATCAATGAATACAATAAAAAGAACTTCACCTATTGGTGGTTTAATAGCACGTAATTATGATGGTATAATAAGTGATGACGAAATACCTGAAGAAGTAAGGTTAATAGAAGAATAATGGCAATATCAGAAACAATAAAAGATTTAATGGAAGGTATAGCCTCTCTTAGGCAGCAAACTTCAGATTTAGGTAATCGTTATATGGAGGGTGATAATAACCGTAATATTATGCGTGATGGTTCTAACTTACGTAACATGGTTAAAAATATGGAGTTTGAAGTAACAAAACTAGAGGGTAAGTCAAGAAAAGATAACCCTTCTGTTTATGATGTAGAGGTAGAAAAATACACCTCTGACGAAGCAGGTGATTTAAAAAATAGGTTATCTGAACTTGTAGATGCTACCTCTGACTTCGAAAATGCAGGTGGTATGCAATTAGGTGGTTTATCTAATCAAATGGTGGGAAGCCCTTCAATACCTGAAGAAGGAGAAAAAACAAGATTTCAACAAGATGTTGATATGTTACAAGATTTATCAGACCCTATGTTACGTTTAATACAAAGACAACGTGCAGGCTTTTACCCACAATTAGGTTTTGGTAATGATCCTTATGCTATATCTATAGCTAGAGCATTAGGTCAACCTATGCCAGAATTAGACCCTACTACAGATCCAACTTATAAGCCCCCTGTAACACAACCAGAACTCGAAGGTGATGACCGTTTCGATCCAGCTGAATTTAGAGATTCTATTAACTCTGATTTGAGAGAAGGTATTGCTAGTTTAGAACGACAAATACAAGATATAAAACCACCAACTATTGATATTCAAGATATTATCAATCAAGTTCAATCAGGTATAAATATACCACAAGTGCCCTCAGTAGACATAGATTCTATTATAAGAGACGTACAATCAAGGATTGATATACCTGATGCTTTTGATCCTACAAATATAGAACGAGGTTTAGCTAGTTTAGAATCTCAATTTAGGAATTTACCTACGGTTGATATAAACCCTCTTTCAAATAGATTATCAGGAATAGAACAACAAATTAAAAATTTATTATCGTCTACACCTGCCCCAGCAGTTCCTAGATATACAAATTTATCAAGATAACCATTCTTGATATCCGTCACCTAAAACTTGTTTAGCTAAATCGTGTTTAGAGCATAAAGCTTTAACAATCTTCTCATCTATTGTATCTTTTGCAGTCAGGTCGTAGTAAGTTACTTTATTAGTTTGTCCTATACGGTGTGCACGGTCTTCTGATTGTAATCGTTTTTCTAAATCGAAGCTATTAGAATAATAAATTACTGTAGTAGCTTTTGTTAAAGTAATACCATAACCTGCGGTCATTTGATTACCTACAAAAAACCTTGGATTAATTTCATCTGACTGAAAGTTTTTTATTGCTTCCTTTCTTGAATCTAAATTAGTATCACCATAATAACTAACTACACTGCTCATCCCATATTCTTTTTGTAATACTTTTGTAATATTTTCTATATTATGTATATAGTTTGCCCATATAATAATTTTTCCGTCTGTATAAGAAACTAGTTCTAATAAAGCGTTTAATCTATTGTTGTCTATCTCAATAACTTTATCTTGATCGTTTTTTACAAAACCACAAATCATAGTATGTAACCTTAAAAGTTGTGTCATAACAGAAGTTGCGGTAACAGTTTCTTGATCTTTTAAAACAGCCATTGCATCTTTTTTCATTTGTTTATATAAACGATTTTGTTCTGGTGTTAATTCGACGTAATGTTTATTATAAATTTTATCAGGTAAATCTAAGCAATCTTTCTTTAAAACTCGGTAACTATGGGCTTTCGTAAGTTCTGTTAGTTCGTCTAAGTTACGAAAGTTTTTAATTTCACGAAAGCTATGAGACCCTATTGACCTTTGAATGATCTCTGCAAAATGGTTCTGAAAAGAATAAAAAGATTGGTAGCCTAATATATAAGTATCGAGAAATTTAAACTGTGTATAGAAGTCCATAGGTGATTTCGTGATAGGAAACCCTGTTAATATCCTACGAAACTTTGCTGATTCACTAACTTTTAATAAGTTCTTAGTTCTATTAGCTTTTGGATTTTTTATTGTTGTGCTTTCATCTATTGCTATTAAAGATTGATTTGCTTGTAAAAACTTCTCGGTAAAAATTTTACCTTTTTGTGAAGAAAAAGCTTCAACATTAATTATCAATATCTTGAGTTTATCTTTTACAGTAAATAAATTTAATAAAGCTTCTTTTTTCCTTTTAGTTGGTGACGCTTTCCATAAAGCTGTATAGTGTTCTATGTGATCAGGTAAGTGTGTTGGTAGTTCTTTATCTAACCAATTTAGATATACGCCTTTAGGTGCGATAATAACTGCTGAATTTATTGCGCCTCTATCATAAAGTATAGCAATATTATCAATGAGAACTTTAGACTTACCTGTTCCCATTTCCATAAAGTAAGCAAAAGCTTCTTTATTCCAGCTTTTATTAAGTGCTTTTATTTGGTGCTCATAAGGCACTGTCTTAAATTTATATTTCATCTTCTTTCTAAGAATAATATATTACTATAAAAATAAATATAACGCTTTACTTTGTTTAATTTATTTTATATCGTTACTAACGTTAACTAATAACTTAGAAAGGAAGAAAGTATGAGTGAAAAAAATCCAGTGGTTTATGTTGTTCAGGAGAATCCTGGCAAGAACATATTGAAAGCCACTTCTTTTGGACATATCGAAGTCCTATTACCTGCTAATACAAATATTATGTTTAGTAGTATTCCTGTTATTAGATCATTAAAACGTAAACTTCTAAAGTTTGACTCAGAGTTAGATTATCTCTTATTAATTGGTGATCCCTCTGCTATTGCAGTATGTGGAGCTATTATCGCTACTAAAACTCAGAAGTTTAATGTTCTTAAATGGGATAGGGAAACGCAAGTTTATTATCCTGTAACTTTAGACCTAAATGCAAAGGAGGATTTAGAAAGTGGAATCGAATGATACCTTGAATGCTGATTTTTTCGAATCAGAAGTTAATTGGGAAAACGCTACATCTGATGATCAGATGAAAAGCGTATCTGAGTTAGCTGAAAAACAACTTGAGTTAAAGCAGAAAGTTGATGAACTATCTGCTCAACTTAATCAGGCTAAAGACGATCTAAGAGATATTCAGGAAAGACAATTACCTGAGAAGATGTCTGAGGTAGGTTTTAGCGAAATAAAATTAAACGACGGTACTAAAATCGTTGTAGAAGATTTTTATAATGCACATATATCTAAGGAAAACTCTAATCAAGCTTTTGAGTGGCTAGAGTCTAATGGGTTTGGTGACATTATAAAACATGAAGTTGGTGTAAAATTTTCTAAAGATCAAGCTTTAGAGGCAGCATCAGCTTTTGAACAGCTTCGTGCTATGGGGTTTATACCTTTTAATAATAAAGGTGTACATCCCTCAACACTGAAAGCTTGGGTGAAAGAACAAATACAAGGTGGTAATGGAAACATACCCACAGATGTATTTGGTCTTTTTATTGGAAGTCGTGCAAAAATTATTAAATAGGAGGATTTATGCCAGAAGAAAATAAGAAAAGCACAGACGTCGCTCTTTTTGATGACGACCTTTTATCTGGAGGTACTGGTCTTGAAGAGATGACTAGCGATGATTTAGCTATACCTTTTATAAGGGTTTTACAAGCTATGTCTCCGCAAGTAAATAAACGTGCTCCAGAGTACGTTGATGGAGCAGAGGTTGGTATGTTGTTTAACACTGTAACAAACTCTGTATATGATGGTGAAAAAGGCGTGGAGATAGTTCCATGTTCTTATACTAAAAGATACCTTGAGTGGATTCCTAGAGAAAAAGGTGGTGGTCTAGTAACAGCTGACCATACTGCTGACATCGTTAGGCAATGTACTAAAAATGATCAAGGTGTTTTAGTATTAGAAAACGGTAACACCATTGATGAAACTGCACAGTTTTTTATATTATTGTTAGATCCTGAAGAAGGACCACAGCAATGTGTATTAAGCTTTAGTAGAAGTCAACTAGGTGTAGCTAGGAAGTGGAATACTATCTTACGTATGGCTAAAATACCTAACTCCGAAGGAAAGTTAGTTCCTGCGCCTATGTTTGCTTATAAGTATTTATTAACTACTGTAGAGTTATCTAATGATAAAGGCTCATGGTTTGGTTTTAATGTAACCCAATCTGATGCGCTTACAGGTGGTGATAAACAACTTGCTTATCAAGCTAAAGACTTTATGGGTGCTGCTAGGTCTGGTGACGTACAAGTAAAACACGACGACGTTTTATAAACGATGCCACTAGCAAGAGATTACGCAAGGATCTTTGCTGGGCTTAAACAGGCTTATGGAAAATTTACTCAATCGTCTGATTTAAGAGACGACGGTAAAGTAGGTGGTAGTGTTGTTACTGTATCAGAACAACTAACCGAAAATAGACTAAAGGAGCTTTGGCAACAGCACCTCGACGGTAAGACCTCTATAGGTATTGTACCTATAGATGAAAATAATTGCTGTCATTGGGGCGCTATAGATGTTGATGACTTTACGCTAGATTTAAAGAAGCTAGCGAAAAAGTTACATCAGCTAAAGCTTCCTTTAATTCTTTGTCGGAGTAAAAGTGGTGGGGCACATATATATTTATTTGTGTTTGACCCTGTTCCTGCAGCACTTATGCAGAAAAAGCTCAAAGATATTGCAGCTTGTCTAGGTTTTGGACAGGCTGAAATATTTCCTAAACAAACAAAATTACTCATTGAGAGGGGCGATAAAGGTAGCGCTTTAAATATGCCTTATTTTGGAGGAGAGGATACAACTAGATATGCTTTTAGTAAATCAGGTATAGCTCTAACTCCAGAAGAGTTTATTGAGTATGCTAACGAAAAAACAATTACATCTAAAGAATTAGAAGAGTATACAGTTGAGGTATCTGAAGACGTTGAGTGGTTAGATCAAGCACCACCGTGTTTACAACATTTAATTACACAAGGTTTTCCTAAAGGTACACGTAACTCTGGTTTATTTAATGTTGGTGTTTTCCTTAGAAAGAAATACGAGGACGATTGGGAGCAAAGACTAGAACAAGTAAATATGAACTATATGTCACCACCTTTAGTGGCACAAGAAGTTCTTACGATTATCAAACAAGTACAAAAGAAAGATTACTTTTATAGATGTAATGACCAACCTATAGCAGGACATTGTAATTCAACTGTATGTAGAACAAGAAAATACGGTATAGGTTCATCTGGAGGTACACCACAATTTAGTAATTTAACAAAACAAAACAGTGAACCACCTATATGGTTCTTAGACGTTGAGGGGGGTAGATTAGAATTAGAAACGGACGACTTATTAAATCAAAATAGATTTCAAAGAAAGTGTATGGATGCACTAAATATTATTCCACCAAAGGTTAAAGATAACGTTTGGAGGCAATTAATACAACAACTATTAGATAACCTAACGGTAATAGAAATGCCAGACGATGCATCTAATGAAGGACACTTTAAAGAATTATTAGAAACTTTCTGCACTGAAAGACCTGCTAGAGAGAGGGATGAAATATTACTTCATAAACCTTGGAGTGATGCAGAAAAAACCTATTTTAGAGTTAGCGATCTTGTAGACTACTTAACAAGAAATGGTTTTAAAGATTACGCTAGAAATAAAATTACCGCTAAATTAAGGCAGATGGGAGGTGGTTCTCATTTCTTTAACATAAAAGGTAAAGGTACAAATGTATGGTATGTACCTGAGTTTAAAACACAGACTGAAGTATTTGCTATACCAAAAGATATAACTAATATAGAGGAGGAGATTTAATGGGTAAACTTAGACAGTGGTTTAGGAAAGTCATGGATAAATGGATAGAAATGTCTTTCCAAAGACAAGCCGATAAAATGTTTGCAAGAAGACTAAAGAGAAAATGATTAAATTTATAAAAGAAGGCATGAAGGGTTATAGCCCTTTAATAGAAAAGTGGGACACACCTAAACTAAGAGAGTACGACGGTAAGAAAGTTATGGGTAGACCCACTAGGGCTTTTGGTAATACAAAGTTTAGTTATGCAGGTAAAAATTATGATCCAGACCCTTGGACACAACCTATTATTTATATTAGGGATAATTTACAAAACTTAGTTAAAAGAGAACTAAAAAGGGAAGTTGATTTTAATTTTGTGTTGTGTGGTTATTATGATACAAAGGGAAAAGGTATACCCCATCATTCAGATACAGTACCTACACAAAGAGACTTGGTAGTATCTGTATCTTTTGGATCACCTAGAGTTTTTGAATGGGTAACTTACGAAAAGAATATAAAAAAGGTAAGTAACACTAGCACCATTAATACTGCTATGCTTAACGTTAAATCTATAAAACAATTTATATTAGAAGATGGTGATGTTTTAATCTTTGACGGTAAAAGTCAGATGAATACTACCCATGCTATTTTAGACACTGTACCACCTATAGGTGACAGGATTAATTTAACTTTTAGAACAGGTATTTAATATGGCTAGAGATTATATGAAAGTAGTTATTTATTGCGATAACGTTATGGATAAAGACTTAGGTGATTTAAAAGAATATGCTAAAGAAGCATTGAATGAAGATAGAGATGTATGGTTTGTAGAAACTGTATCCCCTAGAGAAGATAAAAAACCCATAGAAAAGTTATATGTTACCTAGTAAAACACAGGTGATCCTTGGACCTCCAGGAACAGGGAAAACATCTACGTTGTTACAGCTAATAGAAGATGAACTAGATAGTGGGGTATCTCCAAATAAAATTGGTTTCTTTACGTTTACTAAAAGAGCTGTAAACGAAGGTATGGAAAGAGCAATGCAAAAGTTTTCTCTTTCTAAAAAAGAATTACCGTATTTTAAAACATTACATTCATTAAGTTTTCATCAACTAGGTTTAAACAAAGAAGATGTATTTGAACGTACACATCTTATAGAACTAAATGATAAGTTAAATGTCAGGCTTACAGGATCACATAGTACAGAGGATGGAACAATTTATAGTATGACTAAAGACGATAGGCTTATGTTTATAGATAACTTAGCACGTATGCGTAAGATACCGTTAGAGGATTTATGGCATGAAGTAGAAGATGCAGTAAATTGGTATGCACTTGATAGATTTAGTCGAGGCTACAAAGCATATAAAAAAGCTAGAAGGCTTTACGATTACACGGATATGTTAGATTTCTTTTTACAAAGAGGTTATGCACCGAAACTAGATGCTTTATTTATAGACGAAGCACAAGATCTAAGTCCTTTGCAGTGGGCGGTAGTTAGAAAGATTATAGAAGGCAGTAGAAAAGTTTATGTAGCAGGCGATGACGACCAAGCTATTTATAAGTGGGCAGGTGCTGATGTTGATTATTTAATAAGTAATTGTAAGAACGCAAAGGTACTAGAACAAAGTTATAGGATACCTGTTTCTGTACACGAACTAGCTAGAAAGACAGTAGGTAGGTTATCTAAAAGAGTGGCTAAATCATGGAACCCTAAACAAGATGAGGGTTTAGTAAGTTGGGAAAGAGGTTTTGAACATATCGATATGAGCGAGGGTACTTGGTTGGTTTTAGGGAGAACAAATTATTTGTTAGAAAATATTATTGATCATTGTAAACACGAGGGGTGGTTTTTTGAAGTTAAAGGAAACCAAAGTATAGCTGGAATTAAATTAGAAGCTGTAGGTAATTGGGAGAAGTTTAATAACGATGAAGAACTTACTATGCAAGAATGCGGTACGTTTTTAAGGTATATAAAGAAAGTAGCTAAAAAACAATTAAAGTTATTTGAGGGCGACTTAAAAGTAAATAGAAGGCATGTAGAGGGTTTAGTAGGGGAACTACCTAGAGGAAAGTGGTTTGATTGTTTAGATATGATATCAATAACAGAGAGAAGTTACCTACAAGCTATGTTAAGGCGTGGAGAGAAGGTTTTAAAACAACCACGTATACGTATATCTACAATTCATGCTGCTAAAGGAGCAGAGGCTGATAACGTCATATTATTAACGGATATGACTCATAAAGTATTTAACAGTTATCAACGTGATCCTGACGATGAAACAAGAGTGTTTTACGTTGGTATGACAAGGGCAAAAAAGAGGCTTTATTTAATAGAGCCAACATCAAGGAAGTATTTCGACTTGTAAAGAGCTTTATTGTCCTTTATAATTTTAACTATAAGTAAACAAGAAAGGAGAAACTTATGCCAAGTATTAGAAAAAAATTAACTGCTGAACAAAATCCAAACGATTGTAAAAATACTCGTATGAATATTGCACATGCAGGTGTATTCGCTAACTTTAGACCTGACGAGATTGCCCATATGTCTAGGTTTGAGAAGATTGCCTCGTTTTTAATAGATGAATCTAAACGTCAAGGTAGACCTTTAGACACATTAGAAATAGGTTGTGGAGAAGTATGGGTGCTTAGAACTTTATATAAGTCCTATGTTGTTAAAAAGTCTGATGTTATTTCATCTTATTATGGATACGATATCGATCCTGCATCTTTTGAAGAAATTAAATATTGGTCTGGAGAGGGTGGTCATTTAGACGATACTACTTGGATTAAAAACTTTAACGCTACCTTAGAATTAAAAGACGTTAGTGTCGATCCTACCCTACCCCATAATAATGAATCTATTGACGTAGCTTGGTCTACAGAAGTTATTGAACACATGCCTAGAGAAGCTGTAGAGCCTTGGATTGCAGAGTTAAGCAGGGTAGTTAAAAAAGGCGGAACAGTGTTTATATCAACACCTAATCACGATGGTTCTAATGATAAATTACCTGAAGACCATATCTATGAGTGGGGTTTCCAAGAACTAAAAGACCTTTTAGAAAAGTATTTTAAATTAGAATCTGTTGTAGGTGTTTTTACACAGATGCGTAAATTCAATGTAGCACAAAGAGCTAAACAAATATGGACACCAGAACAACTTAACATGCTTGAAGAAAGGTTTGGTAGACAATTTATGAGAGTTGCTGCTGCGACTTTTTATCCAGAAACTTCTAATAATTGTTTTTGGAGATTATCTAAGTAATGTTTATCAAGGAGGAACTCGATAGATATATTTACTGGATAGAAGAAAGAGAAAGGATCAGGATTGCTAAAGAAGAAAAGCAACTTGATCCTCCTTGGACTTACGATAAGATTTTAAGAGAGCATAAATTTTGTCAAGTATTTAGAAACGACGACAGAACAAGTAGGTGGTATATAGATAATATACGAAACCCTATGGAAAACTCTCCTGAAGTATTTATGGCTACAGTTATCTTCAGGTGGTTTAATCTTATACAAACAGGTGAAACATTAGTTAAATATGATTTGTTAACTGATTGGGATCCTTTAATTGCAGATGTACAAATTAGAAAACAAGATCAATGGATCACAGGAGCGTACGTAATTAAGAGTCCTAATGGTTTTGATAAGCTTCAAGGTATTATCAGATGTATTAACAATATGTGGTATAAGAAAGACGAAATACTTGAGGAAGTTTATCAGAGAAAAAACTCTATGGAAAAGATGTGGGAATATTTAAAAACGTTTCCATATCAAGGTCCATTTATGGCTTATGAGGTCGTGACCGATTTAAGTTTTACTATGTTTTTAAGAGACGCAGAAGATAGATTAACATGGGCTAATGCTGGTCCAGGAGCCATGCGAGGTCTCAATAGATTAACAGGTAGGGATTTAGATTTTAAAAGACGTACACATGATTGGGTAAATGAAATGCAAGAGCTTTATAAAATATGTGAAGAGCGTTTACACCCAATGATATTTAATTCTAATAGACATCCTTTTGAGCTTAGAGAGATAGAAGGGGGTTTATGTGAGTTTGATAAGTATTCAAGAATTTATAAAGGAGAAGGAAGAACAAGGAGTAAGTATGCATACAATAACAGCGTTTAATGTAAACGATGCTTTTTATAAAGGCTTAGATTTATTTGGATCTGATGTTAATTATATCGAGTATGAAAGTAGAAATGGAAGGGTTTGGGAACTTAAAGATCCAATTACTATAAAGTATATAAACCCAACCCACAGAGTTTTATTAGATTCAACAAGAGATTGTAATCCCTTTTTTCATTTAGCAGAAGGTTTATGGATGCTTGCTGGTAGAGGTGACTTAAAAACTATGGAGTATTTTGTTCCACGTATGTCGGAGTTTAGTGATGATGGTTTAAGTTTATGGGGCGCTTATGGTTATAGGTGGCGATGGATGTTTGGTAAAGATCAAATTAAATTAATTATAAATATGTTAAAAAGAAATCCAGACGATAGGCGTTGCGTTTTACAGATGTGGGGTACAGAACAAGACCTAAACCATTTAGACGGTAAAGGAAAAGACGTACCTTGTAACACCCAAATATATTTTAAGATTAGGGACGGTGCTTTACGTATGACGGTAACTAATAGGTCTAATGATTTAATTTGGGGTTGCTTTGGAGCTAACGTAGTACACTTTAGTATGTTGCATGAGTATATGGCGGCAATGATAGGTGTCGAGGTTGGGTCTTATTATCATTTTACAGATAACTTACATATTTATGTTGATTACCCAATATGGAAAGATAAAGTTTCTAACATAGATGTTGAGTTAGGTTTATCGTGTTATAGAAGCATAGAATCATATCCTAAGAACTTGTTACCATTAGTTACAGATCCTGAATCTTTTGATAAAGAAGTTGTAACAGTTTTAGATAGAACGTTTAAAGATAGCTACAAAAATAGTTTTTTAGAAAACGTAGCTATTCCTGTAGTTAGATCTTGGGACGCTTATAAAAACAATAAATATACAGAGTCATTGCAGTTAGCCAATAGTATTGAATCACAAGATTGGCAAACCGCTTGTTTAAATTATCTACAAAGGAGAAGTTAGATGTCAGGTAATAATTATAAATTAATAGAAGACTTAGCGTGGGGCGATGTCGAAATACTAAAAGAAGCTGAGAAGTCTTACGGTACTAGTTGGAAACAACGTGGTGGTATAGGAGCCTTTATGATGCTAGCACGTAAATGGGATAGGTTAGAAAACCAAGTAAAGAAAAATAATTACGACGTTTTTGAGTCTGCTCTACAAGATCAAAGACCTGAAGGTATCTTAGACGATATACGTGATTTAAGACAATACTTACTACTAGTCGAGTCGCATTGTTTAGACCTTATGTCTGATGAAGTAGTTAATCAGGTAGTAGATAAAGATGGTTAATTATCCATGTGGTTGGTTCGATCCAGAACAATTACCTAAAAAGTAATGAGTCTACAAACAACACTGTTTGATCCAAACGCTTCTTGGTCACCGCCTGCAAGTTTACCTAATCTAACTGAGTGTAAAGAATTCAGTATAGATTTAGAAACTCGAGATCCAAATTTAAGAACTAAGGGCTCAGGTTGGGCTAGGAAAGATGGAGAAATTATTGGTGTTGCTGTAGCGTGGGAGGGTGGAAGAACTTATCTTCCATTCTCTCATCTTGGTGGAGGTAACCTAGACAAAGATATAGTTTATAGGTGGTTAAAAAAGCAACTAGAATCTAACAATACTAAAGTTTTTCATAACGCTGCATATGATTTAGGTTGGTTAACCTCAGAAGGTTTTACGGTAAACGGTAAAATAGTAGATACTTTGATTGCTGCACCTTTACTAGATGAACATTCATTTTCTTACTCATTAGATAATTTAGGCGAAAAATATTGTAATCAAAGAAAAAGTGAAAACTTATTAGATGAAGCTTTAAATGCATATGGTTTAAAAGATAAGGGGGATATGTGGAAATTACCTGCAAAGTATGTAGGTATCTATGCAGAACAAGACGCCTCACTTACTTTAGATTTATGGAAAATACTTAAAGAAAAAATACAAGAAGAAAACTTAACCAAAGTATTCCAAACTGAGATGGATATTGTAAGACTAGTTATTGAGATGAGGATGAAAGGGGTTAGGGTAGATTTAGAAAAAGCAGAAAAGACCATGAAGGACTTAACTGTAAAAGAACAAGCTATCTTGTTAGAAATAAAAAGAGAGTATGGAGTAGACGTAGATATATGGGCTAACGCATCAATACAACAAGCTTTTGATAAAATTAATTTATATTACCCTTATACAGAAAAAGGGTCACCGAGTTTCCAAGCTAATTGGTTAGAAAACCACGAACACGATTTACCTAGAGCTATTGCTCGTGCTCGTAAATATAACAAAGCTGGCGGTACGTTTATTAAAAAGATGATATTTGACCATGAAGTAAACGGTCGTATCCATGCAGAAGCTCATAGTTCACGTTCAGAAAAAGGCGGCACAGTTACAGGTAGGTTTAGTTATTCAAACCCAAACTTACAACAAGTGCCTGCAAGAGACCCTGAGATCGGTCCAATGATTCGATCAATATTTATACCTGACGATGGTGAAGAGTGGTGTTGTTTTGATTATAGCCAACAAGAACCAAGAATAACAGTGCATTACGCTAGTCGTTTAAAGATGACTGGAGCTGACCAAGCGGTTAGAAGTTATTTAGAAGGTAATGCTGACTTCCATCAGATAGTTGCAGATATGGCTAATATACCTCGTAAACAAGCTAAGAATATTAATCTAGGACTTACCTATGGGATGGGTGTAAAAAAGCTTATAAACGAGCTAGGCGTAAGCGAGGAGGAGGGTAATTTATTACTATCTCAGTACCATACCAAAGTACCTTTTATAAAAGGACTAATGGATTATTGTACTAAGTTAGCATCTGATAGAGGGTATATAAAAACATTAGGTGGTAGAAAAGCAAGATTCGACTTATGGGAACCAAACGGTACATATAACGAAGTATCGCCTCTACCAATCGAAAAGGCTTTAGATAAATATGGACCAGAGTTAAAGAGAGCGTTTACATATAAAGCATTAAATAGATTAATACAAGGTTCAGCAGCAGATATGACTAAACTAGCTATGTTAGAAGTACGGAAACAAGGTATTATTCCATTATTACAAGTACACGATGAATTAGATTTTTCTTTAAGCACAGAAGAACAAAAACAAACAGTAAAAGAAGCAATGATAAATTGTGTTAATTTATCAGTGCCGATGGAAATAGATATGGAAATAGGAAAGAGTTGGGGGGAAATTAAATGAGTAAAGGATCTAAACGTAGACCAGAAGATAAACAAAAAATAGATAACAATTGGGATAGAATTTTTAATAAGGAGAATAAAAATGCAAGGAATAGACGAAGAAGTAAGAAAACTTAAAGCACACCAATATCCACTTATGGTAAAACTAAGTGAGCATGGTATGACTTACGAAGAGATTGGTAGACAATTTAATATTACAAAACAAAGAGTTCATCAAATTATTTGTTGTTGTAAGATAGGTGGTGGTGATTATTATGAAGGTAGAAAACTAGCTAGAGAGTTTAGATCTTATTTAAAATCATTAACCAAGTCTGAGTCAGAAAAACAAAAGTTATTTAAAGAATGGTTACAAGATAAAGGTGTAAAAGTAGCAGAGAATAACAAAAATTATTCGACCTATGCCTAAAGAAACAACCTTATATCAATCACTTAGAACCAATCTACCACAAGTACATTGGCAAAGGATAGAATCACCTATGACCCAAGGAACACCAGATGTCAATGGTTGTTATGAAGGATATGAGTTTTGGTTAGAATTAAAAATTGCTAGAGGTAACAAAATAAAGTTTTCTAATTTTCAATGTAATTGGGCTTTTAAAAGAGTTGCCTCTGGTGGTAGAGTTTTTACATTAATCCAACATCATCAAAATAAATGGATAAGGTTATATGACTCTAACCAATTTAGAACTTTATTAGAACAAGGATTATCATCATCGGAGTGTTTACTAGAAATTACTCCAAAATATTCATCAGAAGACTGGCTTGCTATTTTAAATTTAATAATAGATTATTAATAGTCGCTTATCGCTTTACTTTCTTTTTACTGTTATTTAAAGTATTAAAAGTTAGCTAATAATGGCTGACATGTCATAAATAAGAAAGGAGAAATATATGGCACACTTAGTAGAAACGATGGCTTACGCAGGGGAAGTGCCTTGGCACGGACTCGGTGTTAAAGTCGACGATAACCTTTCGCCACATGAGATGATGGTGGCGGCAGGACTAGACTGGACAGTCTCTAAACGTCCAGGATATACTTTATCAGAGCCTGATTGGTCGGATTCTGTAGAGGTTATCCAAACACCTAGTACGTATTTTGTTGTCAGAGATTCTGATAATGAAATATTATCACATTGCGGTAATAGTTATATACCAGTGCAAAACGAAAAAATCTTTGAGTTCTTTGAAAGATTTACAAAAGCAGGTAATATGACTATGGAAACTGCAGGTTCTCTCAAGAATGGTTCAGAGATATGGGGCTTAGCTAAAGTTAAGTACGACTTTGAACTTCCTGGAGGGGATGAAATAAAAGGGTATTTATTAATCAACCAACCACACAAAGTAGGTAAATCTCTTTCTATTAGATGTACACCTATTAGAGTTGTTTGTAATAACACCTTAACATTAGCGCTCTCACAGGGTGGTAATGCCTTTAGGATGCCTCACGTTAAAGACTTTAACCTAGACGTTATGCAAGAAGCTGAAGAAGCCCTAGGACTAACTGTAGCTACGTTAGAGAACTTTAAAGAGCAGGCTGAATTTTTAGCTAAGAAAAAAGCTGATAAATCTTTATTACAAGAATTTGTAACTAGGGTATATCAACCAACCGTATACGATGAGTTATTAGCGTTCCGTACTGCCAAAGCAGAAGGTAAAGCTATTGGTGAAGAGCCGCTTATTGTTGACCAGCTTGGTAGAACAGCTAAAAGTGTTATTGATGCAGTTGATCTACAGCCTGGAGCAAACATGAAGTCTTCAGCAGGCACATGGTGGGGTGCTTTAAATGCAGTCACCTTTGTAGAAGATCACCAAAAGGCTGAGCATGAAACAGGTAATACCTTACATAGTGCTTGGTTTGGTGCTGGTGCAAATAGAAAAGCAAAAGCTCTCAATCTTGCGTTAGAATATGCTAATGCAGCATAGCGACGATACTAAATCATTTCCAATGAGCACGGCTTTAGCTAGTGCTCTTTGGATCTTTTTATACGAGAGTGGTGAAACAGAGCTTGCTCAATCATTAGCTAGTGTAATGATTAATGAGGGCGCTGAATTAGATGTTAGTTTAAAAGAATTTAAACCTGACTATCTATTAGAGTTTTGGGCACATCATCTTTTAGAAGAAGGTGTCCTTAAAAAAGTCAAACTACATTAGTTTGTCTTATTCGTTAATGGCTTTACTTTGTGAAATTGGTAAGGCACAATGATAATGTTTTTGTAAACCTATAATTAAGAAAGGAGAATATTATGGCAAAAGCAAAAAAAGCAGCGAAGACTGCAACCCCAAAGGCTACAGGGAAGGTAGTGATACCTGCCCCTATAAAAAAGACTAGAGCAACCTCTGAGTCTTTAGTGGTTAAAATTAAGCAACAGCCAGACGCTACTGCTAAATTACCTAACCAGATGTGGTCTATTCTTGAAGCATTAGAAACCTTCAAGGGTAAACAAGCTAAAGTTAGTGAACTAATGGAATACGCTTTTAAAGAAGGTATTCTAACGACTAACCAAAGCCCTATGAGAATCTTTAGATTTTATAAGAAAAGATTCTTAGCTGAAGGTATCTTAGAAGTTGTTAGCTAAGATGCTATTTTACAAACCTTGTGGAGTTCAAGTATGATGGATGTCATATTTCGATCACCACGAGGTTCGTTAATGGATGATAAACTTATCATATCTTATAATTTATCTAATATAGAGGACTGGGAGAATCTATTTGGTTATGAACAAGAACCTAGTCTTAACGATGACGGTTACGAAATATCAGACCTAGATAATAAAACCCAACAAATTATTATAAATTCAGCTTTGTTTTGTTTACCAGTGCTAGATAGTTTTGGTATACAAGAGTGGTTAATACGACAAGATGTTTTACATAATTTAAATTGTTATCCAAATAAATTATCTGTAGAAGATTTGTTTAGAAATCAAAACCTAGAAACCGATGTAGATTTTTTAACGAGATCTCAGTGGTTTGGGAAACTGTACGAACTTACATTAGAAACAGTTGAGACTAAAGCATTAAATGAATATTTTACATACGTGAGAAAGCTTGAACACGATGAAAGAAGGAGCAAGCTCAAGTTAGTCAAATAGTCTTAAATCGCTTTACTTTGTTAAGTTTGTTTTTTACTATATAAATAGTTATTAATTTTTTTAGAAAGGAGAATTAAATGGTAACTTATCCTGATGATTACGATCCTACTATGTTTGATAATCATGGTAAAGATCTCGAAACTAGAGCACCAAAATTATCTGATTATGATATTCAGAAGCTTGGTCCAACGATGACTATACGATTGCATGGCGAATATATTTTACCTGCTGACTCTAAAAACGTAGATATGGTTACGACCTTAGTACAAGCTCTGACTAAAGTTAAATCAGTTTACGTAGACGGTAAACGCTACAGAAAGATCGATGATAATGAAGTTGTTGATCCTGAAGTATTTATAAGCGTCGATAAAGTTATCCTAAGAGATAAGCTTGAGGTAAACGCTGATACACCTATAAAAGATATGGTAGAAGCCATAATAAAAGAAGGTTGACAATTTTGTTGTTTTAGGTATGATTAATAAACAATCTATCGTATCCTCCTTGAATAGATGTAAAAGCCCTGTCTTACGATGGGGCTTTTTTTGTTATACAATGGAATTATGATTATTGACGGTATCAGATATTGTAATGTTTGTTATGTAGAAATCCCCAGAGGTGAAGGTCGAGTTGTTTATTGTAGTGACGAGTGTAAAAATAAAGCTGTAAAACGTCCTAAATCTAAAAAAGCTGTTCCAGAATACGAAAATAAAATAAACGAATATGCGTGTTCTTATGATGAATATAGTATTGATCCAGAGATATTGAGAATAGCTGAAGAAAATGAAGCAAAGTATATACAACAAATACGTCTATTCGCAGCAGCAAGCAGATCAGTACAAAGACTACATGACGGTAGAGCTATAGCACAGTTTAAAAAACCTGTGAAAAATACCATAAATCGCTTTTCGTAAATGGCTTTACTTTCGTTATATTGTTTTTTATTATTTATATAGTATTTATTACTAATTAAGAAGGAACGAGGGTTGTTTTTCCGTTGCCCGTAAATGTCAAGCTTGGCTCACTTGTGTTCCGAAGAAGAGCCTTTTATCTAGGAGGATAATATGAAAAGACTTTGTAAATTATGTGATGAGCCTGTCGATAAAGGTCGGTGGGCGTTAGGTAGAAATACTTGTTTAGAGTGTGGTGAAATACTAGCTCGAGAAGTTGCTACCCAACGACGTAAACAGATTGCTCCTGTTTATAATAAAGGAGCATACCAATATATTACAGAGAACGATTTGTTAGATATTGGTAGATAAGTTTTGTGTGCGAGGGGTGAAGGTGAAATTAGCTGTTACTGAGCCTTCCACGATATAAAGCCTGACTATGAAAGGTTCCCATTTGTATTCTGTTAAAGGGGAGTCTTACCATTTAAAGGTCATCGTGATACTCCAACAGCCCACACAAATAGGATATGAGTATTGAGCTCTGTAAATCCT